AGCTCCATGGCTAGTTCCTCTTCTGCTGTGTGGGCAAGGGGCGTCACGCCCCAAGGCTCCGGGGATCACCCCCAGGCGGGTGGACAGATAGCCCAGGGGAGCGGAGCGTCCTGTCACTTTTTCCGTACGAGGGGGCTTGCGTTCTGTTCGGGGGCGTGCTATGTCAACAGGGTCAGCGTCGCTGACGAAGAACGGAGAACGAAAATGAACGAACTCGAATGCCCCGTCCACATCGGCTACATCCTGGCCGCCATGGCAAGAGGCGAGGCCCGCCCCTTCACTAAGAGTGACTACGATGCCTTCGCCGGGGTCGAGGGTGAAGACTGCTTCCTCCTTGAGATCGACGGCTGCACGGTCGTCCTGGACATCGGCCCGATGACGACCTTCGCCGTATTCCAGGTCAACGAAGAGACGGGCGACATGCGCTCGTGGAACTGGGAAGCCGATAACGGCTGGCAGCAAGTTATCTGACGAGAGGGGGTTGCGTTCTGTCTCTGGTGCGATATGTAAGATCGTACCAGGGCGGTTCGCCCCAGAACGGAGAACGGAAAATGCCTACCGAACAATCTCGCCGCGCCGACACCCAAGCCTTCAACGCGGCCATCGACGCCGCTGTTGCCAAGCGCATGGCTCCTGCGGTCCGCACAAGCGGATGCGGACGCGCCTACGTTCGCTTCTTCAACCTGAGCCGCGCTCAGCGGACCGCGCTCCGCAAGCGCTGCGAGGTCGAGGGCTGGCGCTGGCTCGGAGCGGACTCAGGGCGGAACCGTGACAGCATCTATGTTGGCTACGACAACGCCGACGGGATCGCCCTGGGCCAATCCCAGGCCATGGCTGGAGCCTTCAAGGCGCATGGCTACGAGTGCTACGCAGACGGGGAGGACGACTGACAGATTGTTGTTGCGTTCTGTCCTGGTGGCGGTATGGTACTGTCACCAGGGCGGTTCGCCCGGAACGGAGAACGAAAATGTCCAAGCCAGTAAGACTCATGCCAGGCAAGTACACCTTCCTGAGCTACACGATTGAGCGCAGCCGCAAGGGCGAGTGGAACGCCACCCTCGACCCCAAGGTTGCCGAGCACTACCCAATGCTCCAGGCCACGATCGGCCCGTCGCACCGCCTCCAAGACCTGCTCCCGGAAATCCGCTACCAGGAGGTTCCGACCTACAACATGCTGAACCGCGAAGCAGGCGAGTTCCCGATCAGCTGGCAGAACAAGGGTTCGTGCTGCGACCCCGCGACGGAAAGCTACCACTGCATGTAGGAAGAGCGCCGCACCCCGGAAGGGTGCGGCCACCCACCCAAAGGAGAACGAGCATGAACATCTACACCTTCAACTATCTCGGCGCGAAGTTCCAGTGCATGGCGGTCAACGCAAGCGCGGCGATGCAGCTGGCGAACGGGTACTTCCACCCGTACAATGGCAGCTGGCAGGGCGCTGGGAGCGCCTTTATTTGGCGGGAACACAGCCACGACTGAAAATAGCTGTTAGAAAAGTGCGCCGCCCCTGTTGCTTTCTGCAGCGGGGGCGGTATGGTACTGTCACCAGGGCGGTTCGCCCTGGCAGGAGAACGAAGATGACCCTCAACGAAACCCAAATGCTGCTGGCCCAAAACGAGTGGACCGTCGCCCCGCGCCAGCTGGAAGAAGGACGGACGAACTACTGGCACGCTGAATTCACCGAGTGGTTCGGCTTCCGCGTCACGCTCGCCGAAGGCGAAGCATGGCAGGTGCTCGTCCAAACGGACGACGGGGAAGAGCTCGTCGGCGAAGGCAAGGGCGCAACCGCCCTGCTCTCCCTGCTCCACTCGGAGCTCCAGGACTTCTAACCCCCGCCGCCAAAGTCCGACGGGTCGAGCCCGGCCCGTCGGAACGCCGCTGCCTCGCGGCGCGCGAGCTCCGCCACCGAGAGCTCATTGCCAGCCCGATCCACAAAACGGTCGAGGGGAAGGTTGCCTTCCCTGAAGAGCCGCGCCTTCGTGCGCCCTAGCACATCCTCCTGGAACCAGCGCGGCTGGCGCGAGAGGAAACTCTGGTACGTCTCTGCGGCGATCGTTGTGCCAGTCGCGGCGCGCAGCTGGCGACGGGCGAACTCGTCGAAGCGCGTGCGCTCGCCACGCGGGAGGTCCGCGCGCCGGGTCACTGGGGCGATGCCCCGCTCGTTGGCGTAGTCGCGCAGCATCTGGCGCTGCGTCGTTTGCCGCATTGGGCGGTTGCCTACGATCTGGTCGTCGATCACTGGGACGCGCGTCGAGCGGCAACCCATGTGCAGCGGAGGGATCGGTCCCTCGCCTGGGTTGAAGAGCTTGCCGTCGTTCGCCCTGCACACAGCCGTCGTACGGCTGTCGAGCGTCGCTGTGAAGCGCTCCTTCTTGATGACGTCGGTGTTCTGCTGCACGACCAGCTGGCGGGCTTGGTTGCTGAACGAGTTGACGGCTGTGCGCGTTATCGTCGACGCATCCCTTCGAGTGAGCTCCAGCACACCATCAGCACCCCGACGAGCAGCAGAACCAACCACACGCCGAACCATTTGCTGTGGCGTTTCGCCATTCATCAACCCGATCTTGATCTGCTGTTCGATGCGCCGCACGTCCGCCGCTGCAACGTCGTTCGCCCACTGGCGAAGTGTCTTGCCCTCGAAGGGGTGGTGGGTGGCGAGCGCGCGCAGCGTTGCGTTGTCGGGGAGCGCGAGCTCCACAACCACTGGGCTTACCGTCTGCACCGAGTTGCGCATGAACTCGCCTTCGGCGCGCATCAACGCGGTGAGCTCCTCGCGCCACACCGCATAGGCGTCGGTGAACGCGCGCTGGCGTAGCTCCTTGACCGCCTGCATCAAGCGCTTGAGCCGTTCGATGTTCGCAGGCGACACGCCACGCCCTGCGGCCATGCGCATGCGCGTCTCGATCTCACGCCGCAGTTCGGCTTCGGTGTCGTTCAGCAGTTCGTGCACGCGGTTGCGGATGGAGCCGCTCACTCGCATGAGCCCCACTTGGTGGCGCACTACGTAGTCGTAGAGGTCTGCGTTCGCGGTCATGCTAGGGGTACTGCTTCCAGGGAAGCTGGAAGTGAGGCCCATCCTTGAACGTCCGCCAATCGCCGCCCCACTCAAGCGGGTAGCCCAGGTCGAGCGCGGCTTGCTTCATGGCCGGTGCCAGCTGGTGGAACAGAGGCCAGTCCCAACGCACCTTGCCGTCCACAAGCGGAGCGAGGTCGACCGCGTGCCCAGTGAGGTGGCGCGAGCGCATGGTCTTCGACGCGCCTGCGGCGACCAGCTGCTCTTGCCGCGCCTTGGTGCGCATGCCTTCGGTGACGATGAACTCGACCGGGCTGAGAAGCGCGGCGCGCAGTACGATCTCCTGCAGGTGCGGGTGCACCTTCGCCAGCTTCTGGAGCGAGGGCTTATGCGTTAGGGTCGTCATCCGGGTTGTCATCCTCTGGCGGGGCGTTCGGGTCTGCGTTCGGATCGTTCGGGTCTGCGTTCGGGTCGCCAAGCGGGTTGCCGCGCGCGTCGACGCCGCCAGCAGGCTCTTCGTCTGCGATCAGGTCGAGCTCTTCCTCGTACGTCTTCTCGGTCAGCTTGCCGTTGCGCATCAGGCTGTGGATCGTCTCCCAGCTGATCGGCGCACCCATGGTCTTCGCCGACACCAGCTTGGTGAGGTCTTCGCCGGTCATCTGGTTCGCGGCGTAGTCGGTGTTCGCCTCGAACTCAACGTCATCGGGCGAAGCGCCCATCCACTCGGCAACGTACTTGACCGCCTGGGCCAAGCCCGCGACGCCTGCACGTGCGATGGAAGAGAGCGAAGCCGTTCGGGCTGCAACGCGGATGCGCAGCGCTTCGCCGCTCTGTTGCGAGCCGCCGCCACCTTCGCCGCCGTCGAGTAGCTTGAGGCCAAGCTGTGCTGCCTTGTCGTAGTCCGCCTGGAGCGCCTTGCCCTGCTCGGCAAGACCAGCGCCGCTGACGCCCACGTACTTGACGTCGCCGTCCGGGTTGCTGATGCGGATGATCGCGCCCGCGCCGATGCGCGTCTCGTCCTTGTCGCTGTCCGGGTCGAGCTCCTGGTCGCCGAGGATGACGAGCGTCTCCTGGCTCTGCATGAAGAGCGAGTGGCGGTAGTCCGCTTCCGCGCGGTAGATCGCCAAGCAGCGGTTCGCCAAGCCCAGGAG